ACGCGCCATGGGCGCAAACTGCGCGGGAGTAGCTCCCAACCCCGAGCCCGCACGGGTCACCCCATCAGAGAACTGGCGCATAGCCTCACGAGTGGTACGAAGGACGAATGGCGTCATGAAGGCCTCCGCCTTCGCGTCATGCACAGCAAAAATCTTCGTGTTCGTACAGGCCTTCCCGCGAAAAGGTTTAACCGAGTAGAGCACACTTTCTCGCGCACAATCAGACGCTCCTCGGTATTATTCGCCTGATCGACGTTCTCACGCCGGCGCAACTTCACCTCCAACAACGTCAGCGGGTCCGCTTCCTCAGCCATCTTATCATAAAAGCGTGGAGGTTTCGAATCATGACCTCGTGCCACAACCGAATCCCTCGGGTAGACATCACCCGCCCACTGTTCCATCCACGCCCGACCGATCCCGCCCATGCGGGACATCGTGGCGACTTCCGGCTCGACCATCACTTCCTCGCCGTACGCCGTCACGCGCCGATAATGCTGCTCTGCAGCCGGCCCCGTGATCTTCTTGAGACTGTACCGCGCCACATAGGCCGCAGATTCGAAGGTCACCTCGCCCAACTCGCAATGGCCTAGACCCCACGTCTCCTCCAGCTCTTTGGACCGATACGTATTGGACCGCCACGCGTACCGATCTGGAAAACCGCAATTGAACAGAAGCGCGTGGTAATGCGGGCGGCCGGACTGCTCGCCGTACTCACCCACATGGAAGTACCGAAGTTTCGCACCGTTCCGCCTCTGCCGAAAGCGTTTCATGAACAACTGCCAATGCGACTTATCGAGCGAACCGTCAAGCGGCAAATTCTCGTCACTGTAGGTCAATGTGACGAACGCATTGTGCTTCCAAAGCGAAGCCTCATGCATACACCGCACCGCCCACTGGCGCGACTTCTCCAGCCTACAACCCACACAGCGACCGCACGGGATTCGCAACGGCTCGCCGGAACCCCGCTGAAAACGAACAACCCCTCCAGCGGTCATGTAACCCTGGAGGGGCTTGTAACACGGCACCTACGGGATCGAGGCGAGCGCCGCCTGGAGCGCCGCCACGACCCACCCAGCCCACTTGAGGGCAGCTACGAGACGGGCCCTCACAGACGGATACCCCCACGCATGGGGCGACCGCTGAGGCCGTTCTTGGGATGGACACGCTGAGCACCTCGGGAAAACACACGCTTCGAATGACTCCTACCGATCGACTGGCGCCTCATACTACGCCTCCAAGGGAAAAAGGAAGGGAACTGAACTCACATACGCTATCGCTGGCGAAAGCAAAGCACAAGGACAACAGAACGCGCACGCGCGCAAAGCACGCACGCACGAACATTTACAAAACACTTACATAACACATATACCATTACTACAAAAACAAATTATCTTATAGCATGAAAATAGAAAAGCGCGTATCGCGCAACACCCGGAAGCTGAACCGAATGGACCGACGCGTAGACATGCTACGCGAGGAAGTAGACACCCTCATCCAGGAGATCGACGAAATGCAACGACGGCTAGAAATAGCCTGGGACGCACTCCGAATGGCAACCCTAGACAAGGACGACCAATGAAACTGCACGACCGGCTGGAGGCACTACGCATGCTCTGGCAAATGAACGACCTCACCATTTATATTGCCGACCGCACGATGCGAGGTGAGATGCTCGATCACATCATCGCACTACGGAACCTAATCGAACGCCAGAAACGGCAAGGAGCACCACGAGCATGAACATGACCTACCACGAGATCCAACTGGAGATCAACCGGCTGGAGAGCAAGGCCGAGCGGCAGCAGAGATCGGCCGACCAAACCCGCAAGCTCATCACGAGCCTGAAAGAGCTACAGACGGCCGGGGAGAAGGCAGGGAAGAAGTAAAAAAGGGGGCCCCCGAAGGGGCCCCCTAAGACTGACACCCTTAGAAGGCTGTCAGTCAGCACACTTACATCAAGTAGAAACAGTGTGCCCCGCCCCTCCAGCCGCTTCGGCTGGGGGGGCTTTTTGCGCGGGGACGACGCCGAGCTCCTCGAGCTTGGCCCGCTGCGCCGGATCGGACATCGCATCCATGAACGTCACGACCTCGTTATCAAACTCCGCCCGCACCTTCGCCGGCAAACCGATGAACCACGCTTCCGCGTTGCGGACCCGATCCATGACCTCGCGGAAGTCACCAGACTCCGACACATCACCGTACCGCGGAATACCCCCGGCAACGTGAAGAATCTGACCCGTCCGACGATACTGCCCAACGATGAAATTGATGTCGCACGATTCCTTATGCGACTGGCGCGTACGGGACGGCTCGACCGAGCAATCGACCGTAGGACGCGGATCCTTCTTGAAGAAGCCCATCAGTTAATCCCCCATGAGGAAGAGCGGCCGGTGCCATAGAGGCCCCTCGCCGACGTTGAACGAGACAGGGACGGCATAGCGCCCCAGAACGAACGAGAAACACGATCCACCCACGCAGCACTCGTACCCAACTTCGACTGCTCCACACGCGCCGAATTCGCCAACGCAGGCAACCCGTACCGCACCGCTTGGGTGTCGGCTTGGACGTTCTCAGCCTGAGCGGCAAGCAACTTCTGCTGCTGCTCTTGCGTCAACACCTGCTTGTAATTCAGCGCCGTCCGAGCTTCACTCTCCTTCAGCTCTTGCGACTGCCGACGCGCCTGCTGGTAGGCGGACACACCCGCCGCCATCGGGTTTTCCATCTGGGCCGTCGCACCCACAGGGGTGGACGCCCCGCCCTGGCTGTACGCCAGGGCGGGGTTGAGGCCAGCGGCTTGCATATCCGTCACAGCCCGCTGGTACGCGGTATTGCTCATCCGCTCCTGAAAGCCCATCTGCTGCCGAACCAAATTCCGGTTCTCGTAATTCGTCCGCCACGAACCGGCACCAGCCAGCAAACCCTGGGCGAGGCCCACCGCAGAGCTCACCCCGCCATAGGCGAGGCCCAACGTCACCGGATCCATCAGAAGTGGTCAATCATGCCGGGGACGCCATAAAGCGGCATCGGACGCGCGGCGATGAACCGGAAGTAGGTATCGAGCACGAAATGCGGCTCGGTCGTCACGGCGGAAATGCGATCCAACGGCGGATCTTCCGAAATGAACGTCGAGTTCAGCGCCGGCAGAGCAGAGAACTCCTGCGAAAGGTGCCACTGATCCAACGAACCGGAGGCCGTCGAGCGTAGCTTGCCCGTGATCTGGGACGGCTTGTAGCGGTACTCGGCATAACGTTCCTGGTAGCCGAACACTTCCTCACGATTCGCCGTCGCCTCCATGTAGATCTCTTTATTGAGGACCGCTTGCTCGCCAATGTGCGACAAAGCGCCCCAATAGAACTCCTCACGGGTCGTCCGGCTCCACATCCGATTCAGACCCTGCTGGTAGGTCAGATCCGCCCGCACGCACACCAGACCGAGCACAACCCCGTGCTCAGTGAACGACTTCACGAACCCATGACCCGAGAACCCCTGCTGAGCCGTAGCCGCAAGGTACCCCTGGGGAGTGGTGGTTCCCGACGCGGCTTGCGCCGACGTTTGGGCAACCTCCGACACAGCGATCATGGACGAACCACCGCCCAAGTACTCCGGCCGCTGTAGCCGAGCATCGGGGGAAATGACCCCGAAGTGAGAGCGGACGATCTCCGTGTACCGCGTACCGCCGCGCATGTCGCGCTCCAGCAAACGCTGGACGGCGAAGGCCTGCCGGAGCTGGTTGATCGTGGCGCCCGTCGCGTTCGTCAAATCCGCGTACAAACCACCACTACCCGTCATGTTCGTCGCGGACAGCGTGAGGTTCGCCGAACTGGCGACCATCGCTTTCGTGGCCGGACCCACCGCCGTCGACCAGACGCCGATCTCCTGACCCGCGGCCGTCGCATCCGTAGCGACCGGCGCAGACGTACCCAGCGGCAACGCCACCGCCGTACCCTTCTGAGGATCGGGCAGGCAGCTCGTGAAGTAATCGTGGCGCTTGCCCCGCTTGAGCAGCACATAGTCACCCGCCGAATCGGGCCCGTCATCCTTATCGACCACCACCGAGTCTTGCAGGTTCTGATCCCGGAACCACTCGTTCCAGATCAGGTTGTACGCCCTCGAAAAGAGCGCCGAATGACCGAACCCCGACGTAGTGTCGGTCGGCAGCCCGAAGTAATCCCACAGCGAACCCACGGCCGGCGCATGTGCCGACACCTGCGGGATCGTGAAATCCGTGGAATCGCCCGGGTCCGTCTGCTCGCCCATGAACTTCTGGAAGTTCGTCCACACGAGGCGAAGCGGGACGAAAAAATAGAACGTCTCCATGAACATGTTGTCCATCACCGGCACCTTCAGCGGACTCAGCATCCGCGTCACGCCCGTCATGCTCACCTGGAACGTATCGCCGGGAAGCACCTCATCCACAAACACCGGCACAAGATACCCCGCGTCGAGAGTGGTCTTATGACCATGCGACCGATCAAACTGCGACCGCTGGATCTCCGCACGCGGCACCTGCGAGAACGAATGCCCCATCACTGAGGGCAGGCTCATCTTCGCCATTTAGTTAACCCTCCGCGCCATAAGCGCAGTAATCACCGCGGTCGGCACCAAATACCCCGACACGACGCCGGACAACGCGTCAAACTCCGCAAGCTCCATGAGCGTAAAATCCTCGGGGTGAGCTCCAAACCCCGAACCCTCACGGTTCACCTCATCAGAGAACTGGCGGATAGCCTCACCAGCGGTACGAAGGACGAATGGCGTCATGAACGCCTCCACCTTCGCATCATGCACATCAAAAATCTTC